GACGATATTAAAGAGTTAACAAAGAAACTCAAAGATTACGATAGAAAAATTAAAAGGGAACAACGCCCGATAAAAACAAATTCATAATATGAAAATAGCACTTATTTTAGGAAGAGGAATTGAAGGCGCAGGTGTTGCTCGATATATGATCGAGATCTGCGGCTTTCTAAGAACACATGACATAGAACATGAAGTTTATGTTATGGATGACAAAAAATGGGGTCGTGGAAAGGCTCAGGATATGCCACCCTACAAAGACATTACAAAGGAAAACATTGGAACTATTCATGATGAATTGAATAAGTTCGATTTTGTTTTCTTGAATAGTGTTCCAAGCGTTAAAGGCCATTCACAATGGGCTCAGGACGGTTTTCTTGCAATGGTTAAGAACATTAAAACCAAGAAAGTTGTATTCCAAAACGACCACAAGATTCAATCAATTCATAGAAATGCCAATTTCTTTGAAATCTGTAATCTTTGTGATGGTATTGTTTCACACAGTATTACATCACCATTTTACAAGAAACTTATTGAAACATTTGGTGGAAGTGTTCGTTCAAAATTTATTCAACTTCACGTAGGGTTCAATTTTGAACCATTGTTAAAATATCGAAAAGATAAACATTTCAAGAAAATTACTTACCTTGGCCGATTTGCCACATTCAAGCAGCCTGAGAGGCTCTATGGATTCATACCTTATGCAAAGAATAATGACCTATTACTTGAAATGAAAGGTGTCGAGAGATCACTTGGCGCATTACCCATCTTTTACGAATTTGATGGTCGAGAAATGACTAAGACTCTTCGAAAAGATATGATTGAATGCACGCCAAAGGCAATTAAAAACGGCTTAGTCGTTGATAATGATAAAAGAGTATTTGATAAAGTTTACATATTTGGACCCTATGATTATGTGGATGGAATGGAAACTTTAAGCTCATCATTAGTGGGTGCAGATTTTTATCACTTGAATGCCGATGCTTACGGTGACAATTTTGAATATGCTCAATGTGAAATAGTCGGTGTTGGCACAGTTCCAATGTTTGATTATCATTTCGGAGAAAACTGTTGGGTATTCGACAAAAACGGAAACAAAACTGATAAGAGATTTATTGATCTCGATGAATACGGGTTATTCGTCAAACAAGATTTGAGTAACGTGGGCGAAATTGTTGAAAAAATAAACGATATATATTCTAACAAGACCTTACATAAAAGATACCTTGAACACAGCTACCAAGTTACAAAAGATCATTGTGATAGTACTTGGATATTCCAGAAACTTGTCGATGATGTACAGAAATTAGAAAAAGTAAAAATTGTTAAACCTAAAGCATTATTTTAAAATGGCACGAAAGAAAAAAGAAGTTGTTCCTGAAGTTAAGGAAGAATCTAAATCAGCACAAAATTTAATTGTTGAAAAGATAATTAAATTATCAAATGTAGAAAATTTTATCGAAGTACAAATAATCGATTCGCCTACATACATATGCGAATATTTGGATTTTGTCGATAAAGAAAAACAAATTCTAAAGGGATTAGAAAAACCCATTCAAGTAGGAGAATTTCGAGTAGCTTGTCATGTAACACAAGACCAAGTTGATCATATTCAAAAAGAACTTGGTATTGATGTTAATGAGCTTATTAACGATGTGTTGATTAACGAATCTGCTATGAGCATTGCAAAACATGTAATGGCTCGTATAGGCAATATTGGAAGAATAAATGAATTAGAAGATTACACTCCAATTGACAAAGCAAAAAATTTGATGTACAAATTTGCGAATGCATTTCGTCCTAAGAACAAGTTAATTCATGAAAAAATAAAAGTTAATTACCAAAAGAAAATTAAAGTTAATAACTTTAAAGATATTTTAGCTGAGATGCTAAGAGAATCAAATAAAATAGGCATTAAAGGAAAATTAGGATTTGCAAATTTTGCTGTATGCAACGTAAAAACCGGCACTATATTAAAAGAGAATAGTGAGTACGCTTTTGCTCCAAGTGATGAAGAATCCAACAAATTTAAGCCTTCGACAGGCGTGCCTTTTGCTATCGGAAAAATTGCAGGAATAACTATTTATGTCGACCCTAATATGCTATATTCTGATACGAATGTATATATTGGGTGTAAAACGCCTGAAAGATATCCGGGCCTTAAGCTTTTTGTATATCCTGGCGGTATTGAATCAACATTACAAACCGAAGGAGCCGGAGCGCCAAAAATGGTATTCAAAATTCAGTACGCGTTAGTTGACGTAGGCGAAAGCTGTAAACTCATGTATCGTAAATTTCAATATAAAGATAATTTAAAACTATTTTAATGAAACAATTAGTTGTATTTGCCGTCTATATACAAATAGGCGCACAATCAGAAATGAAAGTTCGAGAAAGACTCGCGCAATTAAACGCAATGTATTGAGATATTATATCTGAGGAAGAACAAGATGAATGTAATGTTCTTATTAAGTGGATTTTTGTTCCTGTAAAAGAACCACAGGAAACAAAAATTGAATGCATTTATCCTGTTCCCGAAATGAATGATGATGTTTTGAATAAATTAGGACTATTAGAAGAAAAAACTAAAAGAATTAAGATATAATATGACAGCATTAGATCTTCGAATCGAATATCGATTCGCTACTGGTTTGGCTCCAACATACGGAAGAGATGGTTGGGGCCATAATTACCGAGATGGACTTACTTATGATTATGCTCGATGGATTGAATCACAATTCATGAATAAAAGTATGGCATGGAACTTTCAAAGAGACACAGGACAAAAAGCAACTTACGTAAACAAATACGGTGATGTTAGTTATGTAAAAGCCTACAAAGAATGGCTTGAAGAAGAATTCATAAATCTTTATAACAAAATATTCAATGGGACTTATTAATGAAAGATATGAAAAAGTTGTTTCTATTTCCCTTAAAGAACGAGAAGACAAATATAAACATGCGCTTGCTCAATTCATAAAACATGATATTCAAGTGGAGTTTTATCGTCCTGTTATTCCAGGGTATGCATATAAGCTAATAGAACTCTATGCAGATAAGTACAATGATCTTCGAATAAATCATCGCTTATTCAATAAAGAATTTCCCAATGAACTTGGAGCAATGCAATCTCACTATCATGTAATTAAGAACGCGTTGATTGAAGGAGCCAAAAGTATTTTTGTATTTGAAGATGATTGTGTATTTCATAAAGATTTTGATACACTTCTTCCAAAGTACATGAATACTTTGCCTAATGATGCAGAAGGAGTTCTTCTCTATTCATACATGGCGAATCTTGAACCACAAAATGTTAGAGTAGCACCAAGATGGACAAAAGGCTTTGCCAGCTGGAGTTTTCTTGCCTATGGATTGACCGAAAGAGCAATGAAGGGCTACATTCAATTACAAGATGTCCAGCCTATGATTGCAGACAAAGCATCTTGGGTTATGATGACTCAACAGGGATTTAACTTTTATATCGCAAGTCCTCCACTTGTGATACCTTCAAAATCATTAACATCCTCGATAAGAGGAGAAAACAAAAATTATGAAAAAGCGCAATTTCTGGGTGGTAATGTATTTATGCTCGGAATAAGTCCAGATGATTATGAATAACGAAGAAAATAAGGAGAAGAAACCGATAGAAGTTGTTTTTGATACTTCTACAAATGAAGAAGATATAAACATTGAAGAGATTATTGAAAACTGGGATGGTTCAGCATATGGGACTATGAAATGGGATCATGAAAAGAAAAAATGGGTAAAATCAAGATTATGAAAAAGCAAAAATCAATTACAGGAAAATTTCTTTATTGCGACGTTAAAAACGCCAACGGAAGAATATACACGAAAGAGTGTGCATTTGATATTTTGCAACAAGCAAAAAAAGATATTGATGAAGAAAATCTTTTAGGAGAATTGGGATATTCCGATAGACCTGAAATTGCTCTTAAAAATGTTTCTCATAGAGTATCTGATATAAAATTTGACCCTATTAATAACGCTCTTGAGGGAACTATTGAAATATTTGAAGGAACACCAAAAGGAAAGCAGCTATTGGAAATGATTGATAATGATCTGCAGAAATTTAATGAATTATTTGTAATTCGTCCAAGAGGAACCGGTACGGTTAATGAAAAAGGAGAAGTTGAAAATTATACGCTCTATTCTTTTGATGTTATTGAACGAGATAAAGATGCTTTTAGAGTTAGACAAAACCCCGAAGAAGAAATTTTTAAAATAGAATAAATAAAATAAAAGATGCCAAAATTTACAAATGTTAATGAGCTTCCATTTACAACAGAAGAACTTGAGTACTTCGAAACGGAAATGAGAAAATACAAAGTCCCTTTGATTTACAAGTGGGTCTTTGG